ATGGAGCAGGCATTTCAAAACGGGCAGCCGGAACAAAGAGCGAAACCGTTCAAAATGTTTAAAAAACGTTCAATGACAAGTATCGCAAGTTACCAGGTCAGCCCTCATACCGCCAGAATTTTCAAAGAAAACGAGCGGCTGATTGACAAGTATAAACAAAAAAAAGCTTGATTACACTAAGGACAGGAGACACGGCTCTTGTCCTTATTCCTTTTTTCCTTATCTTTCATATAATAAAACCAACAAAGAGATGCGACAGGTGATGATGTGAAGAAAATTGTCAGGCGCGTAAAGTTTGTGGATTACGGACGCTTCGGGCTTTCCGCTTATTCGCTGAGGATGCGGGCGAGGAATCTCAGGCTATTGAACCGGTTAAAAAAGAAAAAAGGCTGAATCCCGCAATGTGAACGGGACTCAGCCTTTTTTGTTAAAGCTGCATCAGAATTTTCGCTTTTACAGCGGGGCCGTAGACGCCGTCAGACGTCAGTCCGTTTACAGATTGGAAGCGGGCCACGGCATCTGCGGTTTTCGGACCGTAGATACCGTCAATTCCGTTATTGACAGCTCCTTTTTCAGGATAGAAATAAAGCGCGGCGAGCGCGTTTTGCACCTGGTATACCTTTTCGCCGGACGTGTACGGCTCTGTCAGCTGAATCACCTCGTCCGGAAGAGAATACAGTGCTTCAACCGGCGGGCTGACGATCAGTACTTGTCCGACTTTAATCAGGTTCGGGTCAGCGATGTTATTCCATTTCTGCAGATCGGCCACGCTGACGCCGAATTTCCGCGCGATCGCCGACAGCGTATCTCCTTTTTGGACGGTATACGTCTGTCTTTCCCCAGAACCGATTCCCGCTTTAAACTCATCCCATGTATCCAACAGTCTTCTCGGACAAAGCTTTCCTGACCAATGCTTGTGCGCAACGACATTTGCAAGCGGGATGCCGTGCGAGGTCATTAATGTGCGGATGAGCCATTGGGCGTTTGCCACGGCCTGTGAAAAGTTGCCGTCTGCGTTTTCACAAATTTCAATACCAATGGATTTACGGTTGCCGTCCCCGTTTCCGTCACCGGCATGCCAGCCGTTTTCGTTCAGCGGAAGATGCTGATAAATTTCCGTATCATCGACTGTGAAATGCCAGCTTGTCGGTGTATCGGGATTTTTCACATAGCTTGCGTGACTTTTGGCGTTAGCTCCGACTGCAGTATTGGCTGTATTGTGCACCGTAATGTAAATCGGTGTCATTGCATAGCCTGGGCGGTTATTGTTTCCTGCCGGGATAAAATCCTGTGTGATCTTTACCATATTCTCATCTCTCCTATTTCGATAAATTGTTTATTTTTAATAAAGCCTGCTGTTTTTTCCCTTTTGCTGTAACGTAATTGTTTTTAAACCAGGCGGCGGCAGTCGTTATGATTGTAAAAACGGCCGACCCGGCGGCATACAGCGTATCTGCAAGCTGGCTGACCTGGTCCTCCTGAATATTCAGCGGCGATTTGCCGAACATCAGCAAAGTTTGATTCAATAAAGCAAGCAAAAGAAGCACCGTCCTGACGACCGTGCCTTTGTCCGCGAATTTCATATTGGTTTCCCCCTTACTTTTGCAGCAGATTGTACATGATGGCGATGGCTCCGCCAATGACGCCCGTGCAGATTGCTGTCACGATCGCTCCTGTAATGGTCCGCTTAATCCATGTTGTGTTTTCGTCAATTTTGTTCAGTTTTTCATTCAGCGTCATGATTTGCTGATCCTGCCGGTCGGATACCCGCTCTAATGCGGCTACCCGCTGTTCAAGCACCTTTTGTTCACCTTTGATGCCTGCGAATTCTTTTTGCACCGCTTGTTCATCCAGAAGCACTTCCGCTCCCCCCTCTTACATTGTTCTCACCTCCCTTCGGAAGCTTCATTCTTACGAAAATGCCGTGCCTTTGACAGAAAGGCTCCCGCCGGAAATGCTCTGGATTTCCATGACGATTTCCTTAAAGCCGGCAATATCAAATGACCACACTTCTTCTGTGCCTGACGTACCGGCGGCTGATGTCCCGTCATCAGACCTGATTCCTCTGATCGGCACGTTTTTTCCTGAGATGGATCTCCCCCAAAACGCGACATGGCCCGACTCAGCCGTGCCGGTGATTTCGACGAGAAGTTTTTTCCAAGCGCCCGCCGAGAAGATGCTTCCCTCGCCCGCCTCTGCTGCATTTTCATGAAAAATCACGTCTGTATATGAAAACGCCATATCACCGCCCGTACCGACAGATTGGTATAAAACAAATTCGGACTGCTTTTGATTTCCGTTTTCAAAACGGAACCGGTAATATCGTTTTGTCAGGAAGACCCACCCCGAAGCGGTCAGCACTCCGCCTTTGACTGCGACAAAATGTGAAGCTGTCCACGAATTGTTATCCTCGCTCTCTTCAATAAAAAGAGTTCCGCTGCGGTCCGAATAAGCCCACCCCTGTGCTCTGTCTATTAAGACGGCTCCTAAACGGTCTTGTCCGAATTGGCTGTAAACTTCAATCGCTTCTAGCGGCGTATTGGTAAGAAGCTCTGCCATTCCGGACAAATCAGCAACAGGTGTGACATAATCGTTTTTGTTACCGCGGTAAGCTTTTACGGCGCCGGGTCTGCCAAGTTGATCGGCGGGAAATTCAAATGAATGCTTTTTCATCGGCCGTCCTCCTTTTCTCATTTATTAAAAATGACAAATAAAAAAAGCCGTTTGGCTTATGACACAGCATTTTTATAGTTTTCGTATGTTTCACCCGTTATTTCTTGAAATTCCTCAGGCGTGATATACTTCGCGGCCACACCTTCAGCCAGATCTTCGGCAGAGCAGTCATCATAGCCCATAGCTTGTTTTACCATTTCTATTGTGGCCCACTTATAAAACAAAGCGTAAACCCAAAAGTTAAGTCTCTTCATTTTTTCATTCTCCTTTTACGTTTAAGAATTCCAGTTTTAAAGACGCTATTTGTTCACCTAAAGCTTTATTCAACACCTCTGTTTTCTCCCTTGCTACCACTTCGGCAGACAATTGTACACCTAAAGCATTTTGAGCTTGTTCTGCTTGTTTTCTCGCTAGTTTTTCATCTGCCAGTTGCTGTCCGATTTCTTTCAACTGTTCCACAATGGGATCCGGCTCCACCACATCCTGATACTTGTTTTTTTGATTTTCCTTATATTCTTGATCAGCAGATTCGTTCCAAATTTTATTTACTTCATCAAACTGCGGTCTCCATAAGCCGTCCGGAGGTTTTATGGATGTTGAGTTTTGCGGCATTATACTTGATGTACTGTCTAAGATTTCAGGCCTTTGAAAATAAAAATTCTCATCATACAAAAAGACTTGCATATTCATCCCTCATTACAAAGTGAAATTATTATCTATTGAAATCCCTGTAATATTTTCCTCTATTTTAGCGAATTTTCCGCTAAATCTCAGTTCACCCGTTGGTTCGGCATAATATTTTGTTACCCCCGTTGTTCCAAAGAAAGTGGCAGCCATTGCTTTCTGTGTTGAAGGATGAGCTTCAGCAGGGAGTACAGCAAAAACACTATCGAAGTCTGGAGGAACCACTTCACCACGGGTGAATACTTGGTTGCCCCACACTGCATACTGAGGTTTTCTTCCGCCAACCTTATGTCCATTAATTAGCGTTAAATCATACCAAGTTATTTTATTAAAATCCTCTTCAGTAAATAGACGTTTCCACCCCTTAAAAACACCGTCTGTATGAACAGTTGCAATCCATACATTGTTATCGTAACTTCTCCAAGCTAAAATCGACTTCCTCCCTGACTCCCCCTCAACCACATCATAGTTAAACCAGGAATTATCATTTTCAACCGGATTGTTTTTCAGCTGAGCACCCATTCCACAATAAAACCCCGAGCTCAGCGCCAGTATGTCTGATCCGTTTTCTAATCGTGTCCGTCTCCCATCATCCTTTGTCAACTTCGCCAACTGGCCGCCGTTCCATTTGTCTCTTTCGATAGGACTTATATGAATTGATGAATCTATCGCATGTGCATCGACCTTTGACTGCGCTCCAGCTATGGATTCAATTGGATACCAATTGATTGCTGTTTGATTAGTGTTATAATAAAACCACCATGCATTACCCTTCACGTCTACAGCATAACCATTACCTATTCCCGGCTGCCCCACTAACTGCATACCTCGCAGACTCGTATTTGACGGGTTGTCTGTTACTGCATTGGTTCCGTAAAAAGTTACAGAACCTACATCTTTTAACGAGTCATAAAACGAGCCGGAAGTTAAATTGATTTTTTGCGTGCCGTTATCAGTGGTGATTTTAAACAGCTGCCCTGCATTCCATGTATCCTTCTCAGCTTTCGTTACATGGATATCAGTCTGATTTGTGTGGGCATCGACTTTTTTTTGGGCGCCTTCCGAAGTTTCTAACTGAACCCAATCAGTCCAGCCGGAAGCTTTAAGGGTTTTTCTCCATGTGCCTCCTTCATAATCCATTGCCAGAGCCTCACCATAAGACTTGAATCCGATATATAAGCCTCTGGTGGAAAGCGGAGGAGTATGAACTCCCGTGTTATTTGTGTAAAAGAAAAAAGATTGATTAAGCTGGTCTACAATTTGATGAAAATCCAAGCCATCTTGTATACTTATTAAATATTTACCTGAATCATCCGTCAGCTTTGTTAACTGCCCGTCATTCCACTTCTGGCGCTCTTCCTTCGTCACATGCCGGTCCAGATCTTGATTGTGCTGATCAAAATCTTTCTTTGCTGCCTGCTGGACATTATCCACGTTTCCGAGGCCGATTTGCGCCTTTGTCGTTTTGTGCGGGTTGTTCATGTCGTTTTTATGGGCCGCCAGATCCGTGTGTGCGTCATTTATGCCTTTTTCCCAGCGGTTGACGTCATCTTCGTTAATCGGATCGTCCGGAAGCCAGTCTGTTTTTTCTTCGTAAGCCATCGTTACACCACCTCAAAGGTAAATCTTAAATCAAGCGTTCTGTTATTACTGAGATCTAAATTTGTTTTTCGTTCTGTGATGACGCTTCCTGTTTCGTCAAGCATCTGCACGGTTTCAATGTGTTTGACGTCTTCTTCCCTGCGTGTGAGAACGGTGACTGCGGCATCTTTTACGGAAATGTCCGCAATCGGAGTTTCTTTTCCGTTTAACAGCACTTTTGTGATCCTGTTTTTCAGATCGGCTGCGGCACGCTGTCTGTAAGCGGCTGATATCATGGTAAGACCACCTCGTTATTGTTGAGTGTGACGGAATAACCGACCTTCAGTTCACTGACTTTTCGGTATCTCCGATTGTTGAGAATGACCCGGTCTTTGATTTCCAGTGTTTCGTTTAATGCGGCTCTCAGTGTATACGCCAAATGAGCGGGTTTGATTTTTTCAAGCGTTTCAATCAGCTCGTTCATGTGCTGCAGGTCATCAAGCCCGATATCGGCATAAAAACGATACTGCCCCGGAAACATCCGAACGTAAGCTGACGGATGTTTTAAAAAACGGTTTAGCGCCTGCTCGATCGCTTGATGTGTGATGGGCGGAATATTCGACATCTTTGAAATCAGCCTGAGCCGTCTCATATCCTCCGTGTCACCTGATTCCCGCGGTATTTTTAATATTTTTTCCCAGCGGTCAAGCCCCCACGTCGCCGTCGTGATAAAGAGCTGATCTGTCAAATCGAAAATATCGTTATTCTGCCGCTCAAACTCGGGAGCTTCCGCCTCAAGCAGTTGTGCCATCTCCTTTAATCGGGTTAAAAACGGCGGGAGGTACGCCGTCATCTCATCGAGTCTGCTCAAGGATTGTCACCTCTTTGAGTTTAGGAATTTCCACGTCACTGAGCACGAGGTTTTCCGCTGCACCGTTCATTTTGATATCGGCGTAGTCACTGACGGATGCCGAGTTATAAACGATGTTGTTAATTTGTGATAAACGGACGGTGTTTTCTTCGAAGGCCATTTTCTTAAATAAATTCAGGACGCCTTTTTCAATCTCCGCTTTTACGTCATCAATCGAGCTGTTCAGCTCAGGCAGCACGGAAGCGGAGATTTCGATTTCCTTCCATACGGCGCTTTCCACCGTTACTGCCGCTCCGATCGGCGCCTGTCCTTCTCCCTGCCCTTCGTCCGGATCAATATAATCCTTTACTTTTTTGATCAGAATATCTGATGCCGGTTCCAAATTCGCATTTGTGATGACAACCTTCACCGTTCCGTCTCCGTTCCAAAGCGGGAAGATTTTCGCCCTGCCGACGCCGTCAACCTCTTCGGCCCATTGTTTATAATGCTGTTTATTTGCGCTGACTGCCTCCCGGCGGACACGGGTAAAATAGCGCGCCCTTAAGCTGTTGTCATCTTCTTCCTCACGGCCGGGAATTAATATATCGCGCACGACTGCTTTCTCAAGCCCGGGTATCGTATCAAGCGGCAGCAGGTTCTGCCCTGAAATGCCGGCATTGCCCGCTTCACCGGCTGTTTCACATTCAAGCGTCCCATCTCCCGTATATTGAAAATACAGGTTATCAACGAAGAAACGGGAGCCTGACGGAATGGTGATGCCCGCTGTAAATTCTCCTGCTCTGACCGCTTTTGTGGCAGGTGTTCGTTCAATTCCCGCTTCAGCAGCACGCCTGTCCAGAAATTCTCCCTGAGCCGTATCGGAAAACACGAGCTCCAGCACGGTATCCAGCCAAATATAAGACTTTGCGAGCTCAGCGGCCGCAGGCGCGAGCGCATTGTAAATGACGCTGCCTTCTCTCGTATCAATATCCGCCGTAACGCGCGCCAGCATTCTATCCATAATGTCGTCAAACGTCTGAGCTTCAAACATCCTCACCCAGCACCTCCTCTATCTCAAGCATGCCCTCATCAGTTTCAACGGTAAAAGAGACAGTGAAGGCATCATCTTTTTTCTCTATCTCAAAATTGGTAACGGCCAAAATACGGTCATCATACAGCAAGGCTTCTTCTATCAGTCTTGGAATCTCCATTTTTTTATAAGCATCCGTCGTGTTCTGATCTGAAAGCACTTCCTGAAGTTCGTTTCCAATATCATGGCTGAAAACCGAATATGAATACCGTTCTGTGTGAAGAGCGATATAGACGAATTGTCTGATTGCGTCCAGTCCGTTTATCAGTTCATTGGTAATTCGGTTGTTTTCAAAATCAATTCGGTAGGTTTGTGAAGTCTCAACGGCCTCACTCGCATCCTCCAAATCTTCAAATTCGATTTCCGGTGTCAGGGCCATTGCACCCGCTCCTTTTAGATTTGTTCATGTAAAAAAGCCCTCTTCGGCAGATGAAGCGGCTTTAATAGGCTGATATTCTCGTACATCTCCGTCCGGATGCCGGTTAAATTTTGTCCAGTACAAAGAAAGACTGTCCTCCTGTTAAGGCGGCGGTCATCACCCGATCTCCCGCCTGGAGCTGATCATCTTCTCCGGATCTCAGCCGCTTCGGCACAATGAGTGCATCAGACGGAATCAAAAGTTTGTCGTGATCTTTCAGTTTCAGCTCGAGCGGCGAAACGGAGGTCACTTCGGCCGGCATCAGCTCCACCGGCGCTTCGGCGTCAACCGCTCCGACGGCTAAATGTTTAATGGCATCACTTAATCTCATCAGGATGTCCCCTCCGGAAGTGAATTTTTCTCCGTAACGTCAATCGTCATGGTATGTTTTGTTCCTTGGAATTCATGGCGGTCCGTATCTACATAATAGGTTTTCTTCAGCCCGATTTCCGGAATTGAGATATAGACAGGCAATCCGCTTTCCAACCCGGGAATACCGATCGCCTGTATATTTTTCAGCTCTTTCTTAACGCCTTTTTTCTCAGCCTGCTTCACTTTTGCGCGCTGTTTCAGCTGGGCTTCGTTAATGTCGTCAGAAACCGTTTCGGTATACTGCAAAACGCCGAATGTTTTCATGCCCGCGCTGTCTGACGCGGAAGCCTTTATCGTTTTATTGTCTTTTTGCAGCCGCATGACGACACGGGTTGCGGTGTCATCAATTGAGGTGCTGTATTGATACCCTGTGATATTAACTCCTGTTTCCAGCACCCATATGTCAGACGGCTCCGGCCATTCACGCAAGCCGAGCCTGCCTTTTTCTGAATAGAGCTGATAATTGCGCCCCGTCTGGCTTTTTGTCTGCTTTAACGCTTTTAGCATCATATCGTAAAGGCTTGTATCATTTTTAAAAACGAGTGATTTAATGGTATGGCCTGTGTTGGCAATGGATGTGACGGGAATTTGAAAATCGCTGGCGATCCTTTTCAATATTTGATCGGCGCGCTTGTTGGAAAACACGTAAACGTCCTGGTTTTTCACAAGATATTGGAGCATATCGTATGCGGTGAAGGCGACGGTATGCTCATCGGGCGTTCTTGCAAAAACAACGCCGCGGAACAGTTCTTTTCCGTTCCATTTGAACAAAACCGTATCCCCCTCCGATACACCGTAATACGTCTGGCTGCCCTGCTTTACGACAATCGTCGCTTCGATGGAGCGGGGCGCCTGATATCTGTGTCCTTCCAGCGTGACGCTTTCTGTGACAAGCTCGAGCCACTCCGTTTCTTTTATGACAAATAGTTCAATCATCTTTTCACCCGTTTCATTGCGGTATCTTCAGCTTCTGCCCCGGGAAGATCCAATGCCCCGGCTGCCGGATATTCCGTTTGCTGCGCTTAATCATGGCGGTTTTATTCGCGTTCCAGATTTTCCGCCACTCCGTATGGTTTCCGTAAAATTTGCCGGCGATGTCCCAAAGCGTATCCCCTTTTTTAACGGTATATGTTTTGGGTGAGGCTTTGGACGGGCGCTTCGCTTTCGTTTTTTTCTTTTGTTTGATTTTTCTTGGCGAAACGGTTTTATATTCTTTCAGTACGATATCAAAATTCCGGTCGCCGATTTCATTGTCACCCTCGCTGTAATTAAAGCTTTCAATGCTGCATGTGACATTGATTTTTGTCCCTGTAATCAAAAACTGAACGGGTTTTTTCGCTTTCATCCATGCTTCAATGGCTGAAATGGCTTTTTCCGGCGAAGGGATGCTTTGATATTCGGCAATCGGGCTGTACCGTTTCGGAAAAAAAGAAGAGAACGAAATTTCTTTCGCTCCCGGTTCTTCGATAAACGTCACCTCTCCAAGTCCGGTGACTTTCACGGAATCATTCTGCACGCTGTTTGCGATATCAATCGCTTCAGGGAGAACGGGAAGCCGGAGCTTGTCCTTCCCCTGAGACAGCCAAAATTCGTAAACAGATTTAGTCAAAAGCAACGGCCCCCTTTGCTCCGGTATAAATGTCTTTTTGCAGTTCATCAATCAGCGCCTGTTTGATTTTGGCGGCGAGGCTGTCGGCGTCCTGTCCGTTATGGAAATGCTGATCGCCGCTGAATTCGATTTTAATTTCTTTTGTTCCCATTTTTTGAACGGTTTGTCCGCCGCCTTTAACGGCTGCGGAAACCGTGCCGGCTGAAAGCGCCGCCGGTTCCGTCTGGGACGGATCGGACACTTCCATGCCGAGCGCTTGAGCGGCTTGTTGCAGCAGATAACGGCCGCGGATGCCCCGCTCTTCAGGGATGATCCACTCCCGTTTGTTCCCTTCGCCGACACGGGCGATCTGCTCCTTGGTAATCAGACCCCCATTGGCATAACCGACGTAAGGGCCTCCATGAGCCATACTTTTAATCCCGGGGACATTGCTGATCGAGCCGTATCGGCTTTTAATATAGCCGATAGCGGCAGCGGCGTTGTGAATTGGATTTCTGATATCATTCATGCCCGGCGCTTTGTGATCTTCAAAGGTGCTCGGAATCGTCTGCATAAGCCCCTGTGACGGGTGTCCGGCTTTGGCGTTGCTGTCCCATAGATTAATGGAATTAGGGTTGCCGCCTGACTCATGCTGTGCGATCGTCATTAATCCCGGAAGCCAGCTGATCGGCGTATTGGTTGCTTTCATTGCGGCCAAAAGCCACTCTTTGACGCTTCCTCCCGCTGCACCCATGCCGGAAAAGGCTGCTGCAAGCGAGCCTGCCTGTTTTTCGGCGTATTTTTTCACGTCAACTGAGCCGAGCCCTTTGACGACGCCGACTGAAGCAAAGCGCCCGAGGCTCATCATGACACGGGAAGGAGAGTGAATATCAAGCTCTTCCCTGAATGCGTCCTCGACTTTTTTGGCCATATCTTTGGCCGCCTGTTTGACTTCGCTTCCTTTTGCAGTCATCCCTGATACGAAGTGTCCGATCAGGCCTGACCCCCAGCCGTTCGCGGAATCTCTTGATTGCACAAACGGTTTATTGATATGTGTGCTTACGTATTGCGACGTTCCCGTATCTTTTGCATTCTGTCCGGCCGAATATCCTTTCACCGTTGCGGCGCCCCATGATGACGATTGATTAACCGCCGATTGATAAGGTGTTTTCACCTTCGTTTTTAAAAATGAATCGGTGCCCGTCGGTGAAGTATTCTGACCTTTGGCATAGCCCGCAACGACTTGCTTTCCGTAACCGGATGAAGACGAAATGAGGGCATTGAACGGCGCTCCGATGTTTTTTTCCTTCCAGCCGTCCATATCCACCGCTTTTTTGCTGATTCCGCTGTCAAAGCCTTCAGTAAACTGTTTGCCGAGTGATGAAGCCGTCCCGGCAAATCCGGAAGAATCCACAGACGCTGCGGCCGATACAGATGCAGAAGAAGAAACACCGCCCGCTCCCGCCGGTGCAGCGGAAGACTGGGCCGAAGCCGCGCCCATATCATCGACAACACGCATGCCAAGCTTAGACGCAGCTTGTGAAAGCAGCATCTTTCCGCGTCCGCGATTGTTGTCAACGGGAATGACAAATTCTTTACCGGCTTCACCGATCCAGGAAATGGTCGGCTTTGTAATGTAGCCGCCCGTGGCGTTTTTGTCCGTTTTCTTTTTATCTCCGCCGCCTCCTGTGACAAAGTTCATTATGCCTGAAATCATTTTGCCGCCGGTTTTATCCCAAATCTTTTTCACCCAGTCGAATGCTGCAGAAAAAGCATCTGATATGGCTGTTCCCACTTTTACAAGAGGTTCTTTTATATGTTTCTCAAACCATCCGCTTAACCCTTTCCATATATCCTTTACCGTATCTAAAGCAGTCTGGAAAGCATCTGATATTCCTTTACCGACATTTTTCACCATGTCTTTCACCGGATTCCAGACAGTATCCATGAACCAGCCGGAAACCGTACTGAAAACGGATTTAATTTTATCCCAAGCTCCTGTGATTTTACTCCAAATGGACGTCGCCACTCCGACGACAGCCGATTTTACGGGCCCCCACACCGTGCTCATAAACCAGCCGGATACTGTGCTGAAGACACCTTGAATCGTCGTCCACGCATTCACGATATTTGACCAGATGCTGGTTGCCACTCCGACGACAGCCGATGAAACCGGCGTCCATACATTCTCCATGAACCAGGATGACACCGTGCTGAAAATCCCTTGAATCGTCGTCCACGCATTCACGATATTTGACCAGATGCTTGTCGCCACTCCGACGACAGCTGATGAAACCGGCGTCCATACATTTTCCATGAACCAGGATGAAACGCTTCCCCAAGTATCTTGTATTGTTGTCCAAGCACTTTGCGCCGCTTTGGAAATATCATTCCAAGCGTCTTTCAAAGCCCCTGAATCAAAGGCCTCTCCCAAGCTGGAACCGCCTAAACTGCCGGCGATGCCGCCTACCGCGCCGCCGATTAGCGTGCCCACTCCGGGAACAACGCTTCCTATTGCCGCTCCGGCCGCGGCTCCGGCAAGACCGCCGCCTGCTGAGCCGACCTTCTCTCCTGCATTATCTTTATTGATGCCGGCTAAATCAGTAAGTGATAACAATTCACCTATGCCGGGAATTCCTTTAGCGGCACCTTTTAACCCTTTCATACCGCCTTTTAGCGCCTTTGAATCTCCCAAGCCTTTCAAAAGCGCGCCGATGCCTTTACCTGCCCCTTTTGTTTTCGGCGTGTTTACGGATGCCTGTTTGCTTTCCTTTACGGAGGAACTTCTTTTCGAGGATTTATTCCGCTCTTCGACTTTACTGCTTTTGCCCCTCGTCACTCCGGTACAGCAGCAGCAGCCCCCCAAAGCCCCGCCGGTTTTTTTGGCTGACTTTCCTGAAGATTTTGACGCTGTTACCGTGCGCTGTGAACCCTTTGTCAGATCAGGACGCTTCGGGCCGTTGGAGCCGCCGGCAGTAAGGCCGCCCTTACTCTTTTCTTTTTTCGTGCCGCCTCCTAATAATCCGCCGATATTGAGTTTGCCTAATTTTTCAGCGATTCCTGAAAATATTTTTTCTATTAATTCCCCGGCTTTTTCGATGATTTTGTCCGGGCTGAATTTCTCAAATTTCTTGGCAATCTTGCTGACAATTTTATCAACAAATGCCTCGGCTTTTTCGATGATCGCATCAGGACTGAATTTGCCGAACTTTTTATCAATGCCTCCGAACAGTGAGGATGTAAACTGCTCCACTTTTTCCAAAATCTTATCCGGATTGAGAAAATCGAATTTCTCAGAAATTCGGTCAATCGTGTCATTTACAAATTGTTCGGCGCGGTCGATTAGCTTATCAGGACTGAATTTGCCGACAACGTCGTCGACTTTCTTCATAAACGAATCAGTAAAATGATCCAGCTCTTTCAATATGGTCTCCGGACTGAATTTGCTGACAACGTCATCTATCTTTTTCATAAATGAATCAGTGAATTTATCCAGTTCTTTCAATATGGCTTCCGGACTGAATTTACTCACGACCCCGTCTACTTTTTTCATAAACGAATCAGCGAATTTGTCCAGCTCTTTCAATATGGCTTCCGGACTGAATTTGCTCACGACCCCGTCTACTTTTTTCATAAACGAATCAGCGAACTTGTCCAGTTCGGCTAATATCGTTGCCGGGCTGAATTTGCTCGCGATTTCGTCTACTTTCCCCATGAATGAGGTCGTGAACTTATCGAGTTCTGCTAATATCGTTTGCGGGCTGAATTTGCTCGCGATCTCGTCCACTTTTCCCATGAATGACGTTGTGAACTTATCCAGTTCGGTTAATATCGTTGCCGGGCTGAATTTGCTCGCGATTTCGTCTACTTTTCCCATGAATGATGTTGTGAACTTATCCAGCTCTGCTAAAATCGTCTCCGGGCTGAATTTGCTTGCGATCTCGTCCACTTTTCCCATGAATGACGTTGTGAACTTATCCAGCTCTGCTAAAATCGTCTCCGGGCTGAATTTGCTCGCGATTTCGTCTACTTTTCCCATGAATGAGCTCGTGAACTTGTCCAGCTCTGCCAAAATCGTCTCCGGGCTGAATTTGCTTGCGATTTCGTCTACTTTTCCCATGAATGACGTTGTGAACTTGTCCAGTTCGGCTAATATCGTTGCCGGGCTGAATTTGCTTGCGATCTCGTCCACTTTTCCCATGAATGAGCTCGTGAACTTGTCCAGTTCGGCTAATATCGTCTCCGGGCTGAATTTGCTTGCGATTTCGTCTACTTTCCCCATGAATGATGTCGTGAACTTGTCCAATTCGGCTAATATCGTTGCCGGGCTGAATTTGCTTGCGATCTCGTCCACTTTCCCCATGAATGATGTCGTGAACTTGTCCAGTTCGGCTAATATCGTCTCCGGGCTGAATTTGCTTGCGATTTCGTCCGCTTTCTTCATAAAGCTTGCAGCGAATTTATCCAGTTCCGCTATGATTGTTTCCGGATAAAATTTGGATGCGATGTCATTGACTTTTTTCATGAAGGTGTCTGCAATGGAGTCAAGCATTGAAAAATCGTTTTTCGGCGAAGCAGGAGCAGCAGATGCAGAAGCTTTTCCGACGTCCGGCATATTCTTTTGCATTGCAGCCAGCTGTGCTGTCACCTTTTCGTTTAACGATAATTGAATAACATTGTTTTTTCCCGTCAGCGAATCAATGCCCGCTGAAATTCGGCCGACTGTTTTCATGACGTGATCTATGACGCGTATAGTGACAGAGTACCCGTTCTTTAACGCAGATTGCATATAGCGTTTGATACGTTCCATGGCAGGGGTCACTTCGTCTGACGCATACAGTGAAACGGTAAATCCTTTAAAACCGGCAGCCAGATCCCGCAATCTCTCAAATGCCGCTGTCGCGCTGTCTTTTGCTCCTATTTTAATGGTTAAAGACGCAGGCAGACCCGCTAATTGGGCTTGCACCTTTTGAATGACGGCACTGGCTCCGTCTTCAGCTGAAATAGAGATCATTTGTGCGCCCAGCTTTCTTTTCATAGAGCGCTGGATGCGGTCAATTGTTCTTAAAACAGATTTACTCTCTTTGCGTATATCAATTTCACTTTGGCGTTTTGTCATTTTCCTGTATTTCTCAAGCGCTCTGAAGCCATTTTGGATTTTCCTTATTTTCTTTGAAACCCGATCTTCCAATTCAAAACGGGCGGTCAGCTTTGCCATGATGTCGCTCCCCCTTTCTTCGCTTGTTTTTCAAGAATGTCCAGCTTGTAACCGATTAAACCGTACAACAGCGCCTTAAAATGTCTCGGTGCTTCATATAACTCTTTCAGTTCTGATGGAGAATAATGAAGCTCATGCATCGCGTAATAGAGATACACGGCTTCCTTATTCCCATCTTTTATCAGTTTTTTGCTTCTTGCTCCAGATCTTCTAATTCATCTTCAAAACCATTGATCTCAATCGCTTTATTCAGCCAATTTGCATACTCACCGCCGACTGAAAGCACGCGTTTTGCCACCTCGACCGGATCTGCCGTTTTGTAAGCGTCGCGGAGCTCCTTAGACCGGAAATCAGGGTAAATCGTAGATTCAACCGCGATCCGCGCATAGAAGCGCTGGCTGTCTAAGTCTTTTACTCGGCCTCTGCCCTTCACATTTTTATATGTCGTGCTTTCCTTCTCCAGTTCATCAATGCGCTCAGTCGTAATGGCTTTAAAAATAAAAGGCACGATGTTTCCTTTTTTATCGACAAAACGCTTTGAAAGCGGAACCCGAATCTCCTCAGCCTCGACTGTTTTACCTGGCATAAAGAATGATAGATCATATACTTGTTCGTTTTTTTCGCTCATGATGAAAACTCCCTTACTCTTTTTTTATAAAAAACAGGCCTGTAAAAAGGCCTGTTTCACTCATACCGATCTTAATTAAAACGTTTCAGAAAGCTTTTCCGGCACATCGAAATCTTCAAAGGTAAACGGCACTTCTTCTTCGAGTGCTTCTGAGTCTACGTCCAGTCCGGCGATTTTTGCAGAATCAAAGTTGACGTCATACAGAGTAACGCGTTCTGTTCCGCGGCCCGATGATTTGTCATCAAGAACGGCTTGCAGCGTAAAATACGGGTCGCTGCCTTTTTTGACGTAATCCATCATAAGGACTGCGAATTTGGATGTGACCTTATAGAATGTTGCCGTGCCCGTTCCGTTGGCGCCTGTTGTTTTATGTCCCGTCATGCGGCGGCCCATGATGTTTACTTCTGATTTGTTTTTTTCCACGTTTGCTTCAAACGTTTTAATATGCGCCATCTCTTCTCCGTCGAGAAATAAACGGCCTTCTTTTCCTGAAATCGTGTTTTGCGCTTTTAATGCCATCTTAGTTTACCTCCACGTTAAAGTAGAATTTTTCTGCCGCATCCACAGGCTGTACGGCGAGATCGATTAAAAAGCCGTCGCGGTCTTCATTCAGCCCGATTGTAATGTCTGTATCTGAGTCAAAATTTGCGATGCCGCCCGCATCCTGAAGCGTAGTCAAATATTGAATGATCATCGTTTTGACGAATTGAAGGCCGTCATTTGTCGCAGGAAGATCGCTGCCCGTGCCTTTTTTCGATTTAATTAAGGCTTTCAGTTCTCTTGTCAAATCGTTATTCACCGCATCAAGCACACGGACGATTTTGTTTTTCGCGAACTTTTTGTTTTTCTCTGCCGTAAATGTCACCAATGAGTTGATATCTTTTTCAACGCTGACTGACTTATCACGGGCATCATAAGAGAAAAGGAATTCACCTTTGGAAAGACGTCCGATCACTTCATCATGAGTCAGGCGGTGCAGCACATCGACGGCGCCTTCGTATTCAACGAATGTTAAGGATTGATTAAATGCGGCGCTGGCACTTGCGCCTGCCACCCAGGCGGTCGCATCTTCAGCTTTAATCTCGGTTCCGTCTTCCAGCAGCACACCTTCAGTAACATTGATAATGCCTTCATAATCCCCGCTGTAATGGGCGGTCACCCCTTGCACTTTCTGTCCCTGCGCATCGCGAAGGCGTTTAATGAATGCGGCAAATGTCGCTTTCAGCTGATCGTTTTCCGCGACAGGAAGAGCGATGACATCGAAATTCTCCGTTTCAGCAGCAGCTAAAAAATCCGTATAGTCTGAGTTGACCGGTGCTTTATCAGTTCCGCCCGCGAGACGGATGCCTGCCTGCGGGTTTAACTTTTCCCCGGATTCTTCCTCAGTGCCTGTCAGCGGGATGGAAGCCGACAGTTCGCCCGTTCCCGTGAATGTGACATAGCCGTTTGCTTTTAATTCTTCGGCTTTTTTCACCGTTTGTTTGTCAACTTCCGCTTCATCCATGTAAGTGGTCACATCGAAAGCGGTCTGATCAAGGACGTTTTCACTGATGCGGATGATGATGTCATTTCCTTTTGAACCGCCGTACAAAGCGGTTGCTTTAACACCTTGTGAAAGATCGGCGCTCGCTCTGATTCCCTCTGTCAGACGGTACATCAAAACGGTTTTTGCTTTCTTTTTCGCCTCACGAAGCAGAATCAGTGACGGATCTTCAATACTGAGCCCCACTTTTTTATTCAAATCTTCAATGCTTGAAATGGAAACGAATGTTTTCGCTTCCCCCCACCCGGATGCGACGGGAAGGGCGACAATCCCGCGTTCACCGATCGATACCCGCTCCTGGGCGGTTGTTTTAAAGTTAAAATAGATCCCGGCACGTTCTTTTTCTTTTCCTTGCGTAAATGTTCCGCCGTTCATTATTGCATGACCTCCTTGGTTAAAAATGCTTCAATGTAAGACTTAGCTTGCGCTTTTGTCATTTGTTTTTGCTTCACGCCGAATAAAGCACCCTGGAGAATCTCGGGTTTTACGCCGAAAAGCTCCTTCGCGTGCTTTGTTAAATCCGCCGTGTCATAAAGAACCGCTCGTTCCGCCGCTGCGGCGTTTTTCTTTTTATATTGTTTCACTTTTCTTTCACCCCGCTGTTAATGTCCACATCCCGCAGTGCGGGAGATGTTTGTTTCTGATAGTAGTAGCGGCTCGTCCAGCGGATTGTGATCACTGCCTCGCCTTTGTCTCCGACTCTTGTTTCGATACGGCTGATGCGGACGAAATCACCGGTATCCTCCCCTGATTCCGTAAGCAGCGGAATCAGCTGTCTTGATTCTCTCACCGCATCGGCGATCCGGTCGGCTGCATAGAGCGCCTGCACCGAGTCGGCATGGAACAGCTTCACATTCAGACTGTATGTCTTCTTAAAGGTGGAGACTGTGTCATTCTCGTCAAAAACATACGGGGGCGGAATGTATAGTGACGGCACCTGAAATTGTTCAGGCAGTTCATTTTCATATACGGGCACGCCGCACTGCTGATACAAAAAAGCGGCGATTGAACCGGTTTCGCGATTCATCCGATATCTCCCCCCAACGTGTTAAGCCACTGATTGAAACGCTTGTCCAGCGATTCGGCGAAGAGTGTTTCATACAAAAGAAGGGCTTTGTCCCAAAACCCATTCCCGCTGATCCACTGTTTTTTGAGCGCCATTCCCGTTGAAGCTGACGGATCATAGATGAACCGGGAGCCTTGAAAATATCCGGGCACCCATCTGACATTTTCATCTGAGACGGTCCAATGTCCGTCATTTATGAATGAGGCATACTCTACATTGGTGCCGATTTCAAGGGTCAGTCCCCCGTTTTCAATGATCCATACATGATCCTGCGCTCCTTTTCGGAAAGAAGACAGCAGGTTTTCTGTATCAATTCCTCCCGAATGAATAAGCTCCTCCCGTACCATGTCGAGAAAATCCTCTCCTGACTGTTCCAGCCATTCGCCTGCCTGACGGGCAAATTCTCCGGATGATGCCTTTTGCAGCGACCGATTCCATTGTTCAAGGTTTTTTATGTTCATAGTCTGTCATCTCTCACAGCGATAACCTCCCAATGGTGCTGTCTTGCTTTCTTCGGCATTTCCAGAATATACGTCTGTCCTTCCCAAATGATTTTGTCATTGACACGCACAGCGGCCTCTTTCGGAAAATGAACGAGAAACCGCTGATATACCTTATGATCAGGCGCAAGCTGAATAAGCTGCTGCTGTTTTTCAACAAACAGACACGGCACGTCTTCAGCGTCGGGCACTTCCGGATAAGAAAAGACAGGCTGGAGCTTTTCGGCGGGAATCCCGAAGCGTCCGGCCTTCGGAACTGACACCGTCTCATGATAAATATCGCATCTGTCAGTGAGCAGCCGTTCGTAGCTCATAAAGGTCTCACCTTTGCGTTTGCAGAAACCGGGGAATAACCCGGCGCGATATATTCACAGAGCAGATGGTGCACCGCCGGTTTTCTGATTCCGCCTTCACCTGCCACCGTATACGAGTAGCCGCCTATCTTTTCAGATTGATAGGCGGAAGCGGCTGCTTCATTCTGGTTGATCAGCGCAAAATATTGAGAAAGCTTTAATAACGCAAGCTTAATCTTTTCGGGAAGCGGTGAGTAAATAGGGTCAGTGAACGAATGCCCCGCCATTCTGGCCGCTTCCGCCTCCGCCTCCAGAATGTCCTGTATAAGAAGCGGCTCCGGCCTGTTTTTGACTTGATCATAAACTGAATATGAAACAACGTCAGACGGCTGAATTAACATAACTGCCACCCCCGTCTTATTCTTTAACGTTTACGATTTTGGCGCTTGCATCTTCTTCTTCAAATTTGCTGTCAAGTTTAGCCGTCAGTACGATAATAAATTTGCGGCTGCGGATATCTTTATCTACTTCGATTCGGATATTCCGTGAAAAACCGAGAATGATATTTTTCGGGTGAGTCAAAATGATGTCAGACGCATCGTACTGGGAGTCACCTTCTCCGACCGAGTACGGCTGCAGATTGGACACTCCTTTGACCGGAACGCCGAATGCTGAAGACAAACCGCCCTGCACCGCAAGATCCCCCAGATTGGTCTGACGGTCAGCCACACGGTCTTTCCATTCAATCTCCATGCCTTGAGATGTGTAAAATCTGAATTCCTGAGGCAGGCGCAAATATTTTGCCGGAATGGCTTTTAAGCCTTTTTTAAATGTGGCCCTGGACAGCTCTTCCCCGTTTCCGTCAATGACGTGAGATACAGTCTGCTTACGGATTCCGTCAAGCTGTGCCAAGTACGGATCAGAAGAAGATGTATCGCCGTTTACGACAAGCTCCTCAATATCGACTGCCGCCCGCTCCGCCAAAATCTGCATGATCGTCTGCTGCAGGCCGTCTTTTTCAATATTATTTTCAAGCGTGTCATAGGTGATATTAATTTCCGCAATGACTTCTTTCGTATTCAGCTGCACCGTACTTGTTGCCGGGACGGTCAGCTGATCGTCAGTTAAGGCTTTTCCTTCCTCAGCGGCACGCAGAATCCGCTGGCCGAAACCGATTTTTTCAAATTTCTGCGAGTCATTTTCCATTTGAATCACACGCGATTCGCTGAAAATCGTCGGCGTGTTCTGCACCATGCGGATAAATGCTGAAGCTTGTGCGGGGTTCATTAAACCGCCGCTTTTTAAAGCGGAAAGTGACATTTCCGCCTTTCTGATGATATCTTGATTTCTCACTCTACAGTTCCTCCTTCTGACTGGGCTTAAAGCAGTCCGCTCCAAATGGATTTTTTAACAGGCTCTTGGCCGCCCGTCTCTTCTTCCGGCTGCTTTGATGCGCCTCTTACTTTTTCAAGCGCTTCAATGCGTTTAATAATCGGCGCGAGCATGTCCTCAACAAGCGTTTTCAGCTTTTCTTCATCAGACGGCGCAGCCGCCCCGTCTTTGTCTTCCGTGTTTTGGTCCAAGCTGTCAAGCCGCTTTAAAAGCGGGTGCAGCGCGTGTTCAATCGATTCTCTTACGTCTTCTTTTCTCATCTTGTTCAAGTCCTCTCCCTTGCGGTTTCTTGATTTGCGGTCACGGTCGAGAAATTGCTTGACCGCGCCGAATAAGCCGGCTTGCTTTTCTGCCGGCTCTTCGTAAACGTCAGCGGTTCCCGCCATGCTGTAGCCCGTAATAATACCGGCTTTAATCTGATCCCATACTTCATCGGAAGCTTTGGTGACAAGCACCCAAGATCCTTTCCGGATCACAGCATTCCCGATTTCAAAGTCATCCGGGGCGACGTACGACTCCACCACCTCGCCGGTCCCGCCTTCAAAATTATGATTTGTATCGATGTTGCGGGCGTCCGCCAAAAAACCGTGAGCGGCCTTTTCAATCTCTTCAGCCGTCATATAATCGCCATGGGCATCCGGGACATCCGGCTCGTAAACGATGCCGTAAACAAGCTTCTGCTCATCCGATTCGCTTTTTGTAAACACCTGCACCTTTTTTTCAAATGACGGAAGGCCTCCGGCTGATTTTGTAAAAAAGAATTCCGTTTGGTTCGCCGCCTTATCGACATAGCTCACAAAACTGATGACGGCATTTCTCAATTCTCTCGGCACGAGATGTTTTCACCCCCTTTCAGGATTACTCCTTTTTCCCTTTCAGCACCGGCCGGCTGTAGTACTCTTCAGGCCATTCCTCAAGCGTCTTGCCGAGCACTCTTCCGGCCAGATCACGGAGGTCATTAGGAGAGACCGCGCCGGCGGAAATAAATGGCGTAAGCACCTTCGCAATTTCAAGCGGATCGCGAAAATCAGGCCCTTTTAATGTGAGCTGTACATCGTGGAGACCCAGTTCAGGCAAAAATAACGTGTTGAGCTTATTAATCAGCGTTTTCCGCTCCGGCTGAAACACCTGCTCCTCCGTTATTTTCCGTGCCGTATCGGCGGTGGCTTTGTTGTATTCCTGCGCCTCGCCCGTATAAAGCGGCGGGAGACGGAAAGCGGAACGGAGTTTATTTCTGCTTTTGTCGTCATATTCAAGAAACAGCGCATCATCCTGCAGAATTTCGGCAAGTGATTTAATTTCCACAGACACGGGCGTAATGTCTTCGCCTCCGTGAAGGTCTTTTTCCTTCGCAATGCCTTCCGCCTCAATCAGCAGAAACTTGTGGGCGTTTTCCACCCCTTCCAGGTCATTCATATAATCCTGGAGCTCTTTGTACGATGCTTCTGACAGCATGCCGTTTTCAACCGTAATGGCGGCCGGCACGTGACGGCCCTGCTTGAAATACATAAAATTCAGTTCTTCCGCTTTCCGGGCGCCGTACAGATTGACGATATTGCCGACCCAGCGCGGAATTCCGTAAGTGCCGCTGCCGATTTTTAAGTGAATGGCTTCATTTGCCCGGTATTCCTCAGACAGGGTCTTTACGTATTCGCCGGTTCTCATGTCCATCATGCGGGGGTCGCCGTATTCCTTAAAAAACACTTTCCGACCGTTCAGCATCTGAACATATTTACGGAACCGTTTTTGCCTTTTAATCGTTTTGGATGCGCCATTTTCTTCATAAGAAAATGTAACTTCAACGGGATCAGTCACACCGCAGACGCGCATATGTTTCACATCCAGATATTCAATCCCCGCTGGTTTTCCCGCCCCGTCCCGAAGCACTTCGAGAAAACCGTTGCCCGTTTTTTCACGGTCTTCTATCGCATATCCGAGGATCGTCTCGGCCGATTCATCAAAATGAAGACATTTGTAAAAGCTCTCCAGCTTCATCCAGTTTTTTTCGGCCCGGGCCTTTTTTGACGGGGAGCAATCTGGGCTATTTACATCAAAGGTATATTCCACATCAAACCCAAAACCCGTAATATTGACCCGATACGCGTCAATGCACTGCTGAAGAATCGTCGAGTATTCGGCGATTGTTTTCAGTTCAATGAGATTATAGGGCGGTGAAATGATGTCTTCGCCGTACAGATCGGCAAATTGATCTTCGTTCATCTGCCTTGCCTGCGGCGCGGCCATTTTTGATTTAAAGACGGTGGCTCTAACGTTTTGATAGTTCGGCAACGCCTACCTCCTCCTTTCCCGATTCGGACGTCTCCGTTTTTGTGATGCATCTTTCAAATCCGCCGCGTCATAGTCATCCAGCGCATACCAAATGGCTGAAAGTGTGTGGGGATCAATTGAAAACTCATCTTCCGACAGAACGCCGTTTTTGTTTTTTGCGTACGTTAAGTTCTGCAATTCGCGGATCGTATGTTGACAGCTGTCTGAGCAATAGATGTGTTTGAACCGTTTCAGTTTTTTTGTATACTGAAGTCTTGAGCCCGGAAACTTTTTGGCCGCAACCATGCAAAAGCCCTGCCTGCGAAAATATTGGATGCTTTTCGGCTCAGCCGAATCCGCTTTGATCAGCTCTTTTTGATCCGCCAATTCCTGAAGCTCCTCAGCTGTCTGATCATCGGTCATTTTGTTTTTGTAATACTCCCAGAAAATATAAAGCTCTTTTTGATCCGGATCGACGGCAAGCCGGATGACCGCATTGTATGACTCTTCAAAACCGAAATCCATGCCGGTCCGAAACAGGGGGCGCCTGATGGAAGCAATCCGCTCCGTTACTTCGTTGTGCTCCATGACCTGAAACTGCGGAAACACGCGGATGCCGTTGACGCCGAACTGTCCTTTGCGGGCGATCCGGTATAAATCGGGATCGTAATGCCGTAAACTGTCCAGCTGCTTTATATAGCTTTTCGGCAAAAACAGATTATCGCACGCTGTGGAGTGGTGGTAATACGTATCTCCCTTAACGACGGTGCCTTTTTCATACAGCGTCTGATCATCCAATACGAAGCGTTTTTTTTGCTCATCACGAAAAAAATGCCGATACGTCCAATTGGAGGTGCCCACTGGATTTGTGGTGCATATCATATGAAGCGAAAGCTCAGGATGGCGCAGACGCCCGATCAGCTCCTTAAAGCCTTCATACTTCACTTCAGAGCATTCTTCAATCCATATCAGTGAAATATGATGAATGGATTTCAATTTGGCCGGGTTGTCCATCCCTTTAAACATAATCCGGCTTCCGTTTGAAAATCTCAGCTGCATCGGCGAAGATACGGCCTTTACGGCATGTCCCAGCTCAAGCTCCCCGATAATGTCTTCAAACAAGGCGAAAGTAGAATCTCTGTGCGTATCGAAAACCTCCCGCACGACAAGTGCCGTCCGCTTTTCACGAAGCAGCTTGAGGATGATTTTCAGCGCGGTATGATAGCTTTTTGACGAGCCGTAGCCTCCGACGAGAAATTGGTACGTTTCATTCCAATTGAACAAATAATCTTCAAAGCGCGGGTTGACCGCTTTTTCAATCATGACCGTTCCTCTTTCCGCGTAATGACAATGTCAATCGGCTTTTGGCTGTCTTCTGTTTTTTCCATCTTCTGCTGTGCCAGCTTTAATTTTTCATTTTCGATTTTTTGTTTAAATTGATCAGGGAAAAGGTCAAAGTACAAGGACAGCTTTTCAAGAGCCTTCATCTTGTCGGCAAGCTTTATTGCAATGCCCTCTTTTCCGAGTTTTGCTTCTGTGACGATGGTTCCGTCCAGAAGGTGCGAATCTTTAACGTCAACGTAGCTGATTTCCTGCATAATCGGCTTATCATTTTCGTCAAAGAGCGGCCCTGATTTTCCGAAGGCCTGAACCTCTTTTTTTCCGAAGGTTACATAATCGGTAATGTCGGCGAAAGCGATTTTCACATAGACTTGAAGAACGTCCATCGCTTCGACAAACACTTTATTGACCATTTCCTTTTTCATGCGGCTGATTTCTTTGGCGACTTTTTCGTTTTTTAACAGCCTGCTTCCCGTCACATGCGCGCTTTCCGGTGAATAGCCGGCTTTTATCGCAGATTGAGTGGCGTTAAAGCTTTTCACATAATAAAGACAAAACAGCCGCTGGCGTTCGTTTAACTCATCACCTTCGCCCGGGTTGTTTTTTCCGCCGCTTTCCGCGTTCTTATGAAGCGCCTCGTCCCAGCGCCCTTCTTTTTTCCATCTGCCGATCGTTCTTGCGGATACGCCTGATTTGCCGGCAAGGGCGCGATTTGTGATGCGGCCTTTATGAGACTGATAGATTGTAAATGCCTGTTTTCTTTTTGCGTTTTTCATGCTACGGCATCACCGCCACCTCCGACATGATTGTCTATAATAAAAAGCGGCTTCTAATCGGGCCGCTTTTTGTGATCGTCTGTTCACTTCTAGGTGGCAAACGTATGACAACTTATGAAGCAGGCGATTGATTTCTTTGTTCCTGCTGTTTTTGTATTTTTAGAAGCGCCCGTTTGACCGTCGTCTGTACGGTTGATTTCTTTACATTCAGCAAGGCGGCGATCCGTTCATATGAAAAGCATTCCGCTTTGTGGAGCAGCAGCATTTCTTTTTCTCTATCCGTTAAAACGGCTAATGCGTCCCGCAGTCTGATTCTGTCTTCTTCAGTCACATTCCCGGAAGGTTCAAACATCAGCGCCTGCGAATAGGTTTCTATGATTCTCGGATCTTTAATCAGCATTCTCTGATAAGCGTCTCTGCGGTCTATCGCTCTTCTTATGCCGGGCTGCCGGCCTTTTTCAAGCCATTCGATGACATATTCCACATCTGTAATGATCGTTCTGATGATTTTTTTATCTTTCAGTTCTTCTGAAGTAAGCACCGTTTCATCGGCTTCCTCCAGCTGCTTGTACCACTTTTTCGTCTCTTTCAGCGTGCGTTTATATTCAAATAGTAAGTCTTCCATGCAGATCCTCCTCTTTTTCGGAACAAAAAAAGGACACCAACCAATGCGCAGCATGTACGCGATTGATCAGTGTCCGCAGGCTTTCCGTCTTGGACGTATTCTGTTTTTTTCGATTAATTCAATTTAAAGCCGATTTCATATTCGACCCGGGCCAGATCCCCTTTTCGCGTTTCGACAAGCGTTTTGCCGTGCTCCGGCGCTTCGGCGAGCCATGCTTCCTTCTTCAGTCCGTCTATAATAATCACCCGAACCTTGCCTTCTTCCAGCTGGCTTTGTAATGTTGTATGTTCAATGTCAGTCAGTTTTTTAGGATTCATGTTTTACGTCCTCCGTTTTTTTCAGGATGTTTACTTCATGTATGAGGCTTCCGAGCTCATTTATGAACGCTTCTTTTTCTTCAGAACTTTCTCCCCGGAGCAGGCGGAGAGCCGTTTCGGCCGCCTCAAAAAGTTCCGGGGCTTTTGCCATCAATGCCGCGTTGATCTGCTGAGAGTATGAACTTAAGTTGAAAACGGCCGCGATGAGCCTTCCGTTTGAATAAGGGAACTTCTCTTTATCCGCTTCGCTGTAAGCGGAATAAATGTAAATGGTTTTTTCTTCTCCGCTGTGTACGGCCCGCCATGGAGCGGGGCTGTGTTTTTCTTGCAATGGTTATCCTCACTTTCCATCAGCCTCATGCCATGCTTCAATTTGCTTTTCTATCCGTTTCGCCCTGAACAGCAGGCAAAAAAGCCATTTAATATATTTATACACGTGCATCAAGCCTCGCTTTTGCGTCTTGAACCATTCGCTCAAGACGTTTAATGACCGGCGTTAAATCAGTGCCTGTTTTGCAGTTCGGGCAAGGGTGAAAGACAGCGCCGAAACCCGTTTCCGTCACAATGACCTTCTTCGGCCCGCACAGCTTACACATTATCTCGCCCCCTCTAATCTGTGGTTTACGTCAAATGAATTGCCATTAATGATGACTAAATAATCGCTGCACATCTCATAAATTCTTGTGCCCAAGGCTTCATCAACCTGCACCAGTCCGTCACAGGCCAGCTCGCTCGAGATAAAAACCGGCTTATGATTTAAATAGCGGTAATTCACGACGGCGTACATTTGTTCAATCTGCCAATCGGTCGCCCGGGGTTTTCCGTTCAGCGGTTTGAACAGATCGTCAATAAAAAGCACATCCGCCTGTTTCATACGGCCAAGCTTTGCATCAAGCAGATCAAAATCATTTTTTAAATCCGTAAATCCCTCCACAAAAGGAAAATACAGCACGGGTGTCTGCTTCTGTCTCATGACATAATTGCTGAGAGCGGTCAAAAGATGGGTTTTTCCCGACCCCGGACGCCCTAAAAGGGCAATGCTGTTTTTCCGGCAGTTTTTAATCTTGTCGAAGTTTTCAACATATTCAAGGGCGCACTCATATGCGTCGACGACTGCCTGAGGCTTGCCCCGCGTGATAAATCCTTTGAAATCCAGCTTCCGAAAGGCGCCTGTAATCTCACTTGCGCTGAGGATGCGCTCTGCTTTTCGTTCGGCGGCGCAGCGGCACTTAACCCACACATCCATTCCCAGCTGGTTTTTGAGATAACCGCCCTGATCTTTACAGAGCGGACAGTCAAAGCGGCTTTCGTCTGATTCTTCCGGTCTGTCCGCCAGTAATGGACGTTTTCCGTTTTTCAGGTCGGCCAGTATCTGCTCGATCGTTCGTTTTGTCATGTATCGTATTCCTCTCTTTTTTTGTTGTGATTGTCCTTCCCGCAATTCGTGCATTCAAGCGGTCTTCCATATACTTGGCGCAATAGCTGAAAGCCTTGATCGTTTCAGCTGAAGATGTGCGCCGCTGTTCAAAAGCGGTAAAGCATTCGCCGAGCCATTTGATTGCTTCTTGTGCTGACGCACCGAGGGAAACAATACGGGCGATGGCCTGATAATCCCGGGGCGACGGGTATACGCTCCGCCCCTCCTGTGCAGACCTTAATCTGATAAAATGGGCGGCAATGTCGTTAATCGTTTCTTCAGCAGTATGATTTTTTGTTATATCTATTTCTCTCCGGACATTTTTGTCCCGGTGATCCGCCGATATTGTCCGGTCAGTTGCTTCCGGGCGGGTCAATGTCTTTTTCGGCGTGAATCTTTTCGAGTGCTTTACGGAGACGATGAGTCCGTAAGGGGCGCGGACGGTTTTGATATATTCATGCTGTTCCAAAACCTCAAGCCACCGTCTGACGGTTTTTTCGCTGACGGCAAATACATCGGCCATCTCTCTTGCTTTTACGGGCTTATGACCAAGGACGATCCCCCACTTTACACCGTCTTTTACGTGTTCCTTTGTCGTTGAGCTGATGAACCATAAAAACAACCAAATGGCGGACCCTATTTTGTCATAATGTTCTGAATTCAGTAATCCGGAATAGATGAAAAACGGGTAGCTTTTACGATTCATAAGGGACGTCTCCGTTTGTCTTCAGACCTATATAGCGTTCATACTGCAATCGGTTATCAAATCGGAATACCGGAAGTCCGCAAGCGGTAAAAGATATCGAACCGCCTGCTTTTCCTAAACATCTCTGGTCAGCCGGATTGCTGCTGAAACGGATGATTATCGGCTGCATCTCTCACCCTCCTGATCAATTTTTTATCGTATATTGATACATTTTGTATCATTATGATGTTGATTATATACGATACATTTCGTATCATCAAGACCTTTTTGATACTTTTTTTATCATCTCTTTATTTTGATACATTTTGTATCTATAATCATAAGTAACTTAGGGTGTTGAAAAAAGAGAGGTCATTCGGATGATAGGCGGAAGATTAAAGAGTCTCAGAGGAAAGAAAACGCAGGAAGAAGTCGCAAATCATATCGGTGTCTCGCGCGCCAGATATTCTCATTATGAAAACGGCCGATCTGAACCCGATTACGACACGCTGCAAAAGCTTGCGGATTATTTCAAAGTGTCGACTGATTATTTGTTAACCGGAAAAGAACCTTCAGATGAAGACATGTTTGCCGATCCCGACCTGCAGATCGCATATCGGGACATGCAGGACTTTTCCCCGGAGAGCAAACAGCAGGCCATTGAATTCATTAATTATTTAAAAGAAAAAGAGAAAAACCGCAGGCCGAAACATAAATAATCCGCTCTTTTCCTTTAAACTGCTTAACGTTCAGCCGATATAAAAGCTGAATGTTTATTTTTAAAAGAAAAGGGAATTGATTCAAAGTCCGATCAGGGCTTTTCTTTCTCGCTTAAAAAAAGAACATATGTTCGAAAGGGTGTATTCAATTGGGCGATTTTTTAACACATCTTGAGGAATACGTCAAAAACTTATATTGCCGCATGGGAATGACCGCCCCTCTCCATATTGATATGCAGATGATTGCCAAGGAGCTTGACATTTGGATTCATTTTGAAGATACGCACAGTATGATGCTGAAGCGGGACGGCATGTACAGCATCGTCCTGAATCAAAAAAAGTCACCCGAAGAGCAATGGCAGGATTTTGCGCACGAACTGTGCCATGTGCTGAAACATACCGGCAACCATTTTCATATGAACAAGCTGTTCAGGGAACTGCAGGAATTTCAGGCCAACCATTTTATGTACCACTTCTGTGTGCCGACCTTTATGCTGTTAAACATGGAGCTTCCCCAGCGAAGGAGCCATGCCGTTATTTTAATCGCAGCCGCTTTCCGGGTGACGGCATCATTTGCGGAAAAAAGGCTGGAGCTGTTTGAACGGCGTAAAGCAGGTATTCAATTTCAGAAGCGGCTCGCTTGTCTGTTATCCGACAAGCGGCCGAATGTGTATTATGAAAGCGGACAGACACACTTGCATGCCGCTGAAGAAAAAACGCCGTATTTTATTGAAAATTAGCGATACTCCGCCGCCAGAGTGTCGGCATTTTAAATCGCAGGAAAGGTTTTTTGCATCATGACGCTGTTCCCACCGTGCTGCCCGCCACGCACTTCTTGCGCCGCATAGCTTCAATGAATGTAAGAACGGGCCCCCTGTTCATTTATCATAAAAACCGGCCTTCACGGCTTCTACATACCGAAAAAACAGATCGGTTGGCGTATATTTTTCTCCCCGGCAGCCAAAATTGCTGAACAGCGCGTGTCTCTGCGCCGTGCTCACTTCCAATTGCAGCCCCATTTTCCTTTTTGTCCGATTGACAATGTTGCCGGGGTTTACACCTGCCAGCCGATCATTCTTCTCTGTCAGCTCGGCATCAAACCCCGCTTCACGCAGCAGATCACAAATCAGTCTTGCTTTTTCCAGATCCGCGCCCCCGACGAGTGTATTTGCCTTTTTCAGATCATGATACCCATGAAAAGCCAATCCGTAATGATGGGCGGTTACTTTTTCTAAAGCCAGGGGTTCGTCAAAGCGTGTGCTTGTCAAATGGAGAGAACGGTTATCGCACCGCTTCGTTCCTTCAAATAAATAAATTGAGCTTTGGTCAGAAAATGCCCGCACCAGCTCACTGACACCCGGCTCAATCCTGCCGCCGTGGGGAGCGAGGACGATACATTTACTTCCCTCTTTTTCTTCATAAATAATTCTGTATTCCGATTCAGCAGCAGAAAGGGCTGCGAAATTATCATATCTATCTTTCAT